GCCATGGCCAAGGACGACGACACCTTCACCCCGGTCACCTTCACGCGGACCGGCGAGGACGGCCGCGACCGGGAACTGGTCGCCAACTCCCCCGCCGACGCGGTGCGCCTGAAGTTCGAGGGCTGGACCGAGAAGCCCGCCAGCAGCCGCGCCAAGGCGAGCAGCCGGCCCGGGTCGACCAGCACGCCGGCCACCGCGCCGAGCTGAGCGGCGCCCCACCACCCACACCACCCACAGATCGGACACCACCACCCATGAGCACGGAAACCACCAGCGCGGGCATCCCGCTCTACCCGCAGACCAAGCTGCGGATCACCGCCACCTACCACGCCGAGCAGGTCGGCGACGTGCTACCGGCCGGGCAGCCGGAGAGCGTCGACATCGAGCTCAACGAGCTCCCCGAAGACGTCGCCACCTTCATCATCGAGGTGGTCTCGGCGCTGTTCCGCAGCACGCCGGCCGGCGCCAACTCGACGGTCCTCACCTACCAGTCCGGGCAGGGCGAAGAGCTGGCCGGGCGTGTCGACGCCGCCGCGCGGGCGGCGTCGGTGCTGAACAGGGGGGTGACGCGATGAGCGACACCGCCAAGAAGGTCGGCCTGGACCTGGACGTCCTGGAACGTGAAGGCGACATCGCGGAGCAGTTCACGTTCCAGCATGACGGCGACACCTACACCATGCTGGACCCGCAGGAAATCGACTGGCAGGACCTGCTGTCCGGGCTGCGGAACCCGGCCCTGTTCATCCGGTTCGCGTTGCCCGTCGACCAGCAGCGCACCTTCTTCGCCAAGCGCATCCCGTCCTGGAAGATGAACAAGCTGATGGCCGCCTACCAGGCCCACTACGGGATCCCCGACCTGGGAAATGCGAACGCCTTGCGTACCTGATCCGGCGGTACGGCAAGGCCATCGAGTACGACCTTTGGGAGCGGGGCTACCGGCTGTCCACGATGTGGCGCGCCCGCCGGTGGCGGGAGCTGCTGAACGTCCTCGACCATCTGCCGCGCACGTCCGCGTACGCGCAGGCGATGGCCACCGACGAGGAACTGGCCGCCGAGGTGGCCAGGCTGCCCGAGGCCAACCGGACCGCGGTGTGGAGCCGCTCGCAGCGCGACTACACCGCCGAGGTGGAGATGCTGTCCGCCGTGTTCGACCGGATCGGTGAGCTGATCCGGGTCACCGCCGCCACCCGCGGCGCCCGCGGCCGGCCGCCGCAGCAGGCACCCCGACCGGTCAACGCGGTCGACCGGGAACGCCGGCGCCTGGCGCAGGTGAAACACCAGAAGCTGGCCGATCGGCTGCTGCGCCGGCCCGGCCGGTAAAGACACTCGCCGTGCCCCTGACCGGGGGGAAGGGGGCACGGCGAGGTGGCCATCTACAACGCCGGCAACGCGTACCTCCAGATCCTGCCGTCGTTCCGCGGCATCGAGCGGCTGATGCAGCGCGAGGTGGGCCGGCTGGCCCGGCAGATCGACCAGTCGATCGCGCGGGGCGCCAACGACGGCCTGCGTGACGCGCTGCGCAACGTCACGGTCGACACGAACGCCGTGTCCCGCACCGCGCAGCGCACCGGGGAGCGGTTCGCCGCCGACTTCCGCCGCGAGCTGGGGCAGCGGCTGCGCAACGCCGCCGACTCGATCCCCGTGATGGAACCGGAAGTCGACCTGGACCGGTTCGACCGGGCCCTTCAGCAGGCCCGTCGGATGCTGATCGACCTGGCCGACCCTTTGAACGATCTGGGTCCCGGCGACAACGTCGACTTCGACAATCTCGGTGCGCGGCTCGACTACATGGTCCGGCGGATGACCGCGCTGGCCGACCAGACCGACGAGGCCGACAAGAAGATGCGGCTGCTCGCCGCCGCCGGCCAGGCCGAGCTGCTGCGCGGGCAGCTCACCGACGCGCGCGCAGCCGGCCTGGAAGGGCAAGCGTTCGGGGGCGCGTTCGCCGACGGGGTGCAGAAGGCGATCGCGCAGACCCTACGCGACCTCCCTGAGATCAACGTTGACGCGGACATCTCGCCGGCCGAGCGGGAAATCGCCGCGCTGCGGGCCCGGCTGGAAACCCTCAACGGGCAGCGGATCGGCATCGACGTCGACCGGGAACACTTCCAGGAAGAGCTCAACCACATCATCGGCGCGTTGGAGCGTCTCGCCCTGCGGCGACACTCGGTGCCGCTGCAATTCGACATCGAGAACGCGGTCAGCAACCTGCACCGGTTCGGTGACCGGGTCGAAGACGTCACCAGCCCGCAGCTCGCGCAGGCCGGGCAGCAGGGCGGCGAGGTCTGGGCCGGCGCCTACCAGGACACCGTCGAGCGGCGGCTGGCCGCCGCCGTTCGGGCCATCCCGAACATTCGGTTGCGGGTCAACCCGTCCGACGCGGAGCGGGAGATCGACCGGATCCGCGGTGATCTGGAACGGCTGGCCGGCCGCACCATCGGCGTGGACATCGACGCCGACGCGGCCCGGGCGCAGATCGCCGCGCTGGTGGCAGAACTGCGGGCACTGGACAACCGCCACGTCGAGGTGGACGTGCGTACCAACGCGCGGGCCGCCGCAGCGGAGCTCGCGCTGATCCACGCCGCCACCGACGAGGCCACCGTGTCGATGGGGCAGCTCGGCCGGGAGGCCGGGATCACCATGTCCCGGCTCGGCTATCTGGTCGCGATCGGTGCGTCGATGGGCTCGCTGATCGCGCCGGCCGCAGCTACCGCCGCGGTCGCCGTGGCCGGGCTGGGCACCGCCGCCGCCGGCGCCATCCTCGGTTTCGGTGCGCTCGCGTTCGGTCTGGTCGGCATCGGCGACGCCGTCCAGAAGATCGACGCCTATCAGAAGGATGCGGACAAGTCGGCCAAGTCGTTCCAGCAGGCGCAGAACCGGGTCACCGAGGCTCTTCAGACGGTGCGCAACGCCGAGCGCGACCTGGCGTACGCGCGGCAGGACGCGGCAGACGCGGCCGTGCAGTCGCAGGAGCGCATCGCCGACGCGCAGCGCAACGTGGCCCGCGCGCAGCGCGACGCCGCCGACGCTATCGCCCGGGCCCGTGAGCAGGAGAAACGCGCCATCGAGGACATCGCTCGGGCGCGGGCGGACGCGAAGGACGCCATCGAACGGGCAGTCGAGGCCGAAGACGACGCGGAACGGTCCCTGACCAGGGCGAACAAGGAGCAGAAGGAGGCCCGGCAGGAGCTCAACGAGGCCCTGCGGGACGCGGTACGGGACCTTCGGGAGCTGGACACCGCGGTCAAGCGCAACGGCAACGAGATCGCCAAGGCTCAGACCGAGTCGATGAAAGCGAAACTCGAACTCGACAAGATCCTCACCAACCCGAGGGCCACCGAGATCGAGAAGCGGATGGCGCGGGAGGCGTACCAGGACCGCCTCATCCAGATCGAGGAGCTCAAGAACCGCGGTGAGGAGCTGCGCCAGCAGCAGCAGGCCGCCGCGAAGGAGGGTGTCGAGTCCACCGACCGGGTCAAGCGGGCCCGCGACCAGGTGGCCAACGCGGACGAACGCGCGGCGGATGCCGCCCGCAGGTTGCAGCGTGCCCGTGAGGACGTTGTCAAAGCCCAGCTTGACGGGGCTCGGCGGGTGCAGGACGCCGAGCGGCGTGCCGCCGAGGCGCAGCGCGCGGTGGCCCGGGCTCAGGCCGACGGCGCCGAGCGGGTCGCCGACGCGCAGCGGGCCGTCGCGGACGCCCAGCGCGACGCGGTGCGCCAGCAGCGCAACAGCCAGCGGGCGATCGAGTCCGGCACCCAGCGGGTCGCCGACGCGCAGCGTGGCCTGGCCAGCGCGTTCACCGCGGCCGGCACCGCCGGCGGTGAGGCGTTCGACAACATGAACGACGCTCTCAATGAGCTGTCGCCGGCGGGCCGGGAGTTCGCCCGGTTCCTGTACGGGCTGAAGCCGGCGCTGAAAGGGCTGCGGGACACCGCGCAGGCCGGTCTGCTGCCCGGTTTGCAGGACGCGATCCAGATCCTGGTCGACGAGTATCTGCCGTCGTTCGACCGGTTCCTGGGCAAGATCACCCGCGGGTTGGGTGACATGTTCCGGGCCACCGCGCACGTGTTCACGCTGCCCGAATGGCGGGAGTTCTTCACGTTCCTCGACCAGACCGCCCTGCCCAGCCTGCAAGGCATGTGGGTGGCGTCGCTCAACCTGGCCCTCGGTGTGGCCAACATCGTGCGGGCGCTGAACCCGCTCGCCGCGCCGATCGGGCAAGGCCTGGTCGACTTGACCGAGCGGTTCGCCCGCTGGTCGTCCACGTTGCAGTCGAACCCGGCATTCCAGGAGTTCTTGGAGTACGCGCAGCGGGTCGCACCCAAGGTGGTGGCGTTCATCGAAGACCTGGTGGTCTTCGTGGTCCGGTTGGTCGCGGCGATGGCGCCGATGGGCGAGTTTCTGCTGAACATCCTGTCCGCCACCGTCGCGTGGATCAACTCGTGGGACATGGATGTGCTGACCGGGGTGGTCACCACCGTGGCGTTGCTGGCCACGGCGGTGTGGGCGCTGACCGGGTTCGTCCGGACGATCAAGTTCGTCACCGAGTTGTGGAACGCGGTCACGTTGATTGCGGCGAAGGTGCAGACCATCCTGGCCGGCGCGGTGGCCCGGTACAACGCGGCCACGGTCACGGCGACCGCCTCGACCGGTCTGCTCAACGGCCGGCTGTTCGCCACGCAGGCCGCCGGCGCGGCGGGCGCGGCCGGCATGGGCGCGATGACCGCGGCGGCCGGGCCGCTCGGCGTGGCCCTGGTCGGTATCGGCGCGCTTTGGTACCTGTACGACCGGAAGGCGCGCAAGGCGGAGGAGGCCACCGACGAACTGGTGGGCGGCTTCACCGAGCTCGGCGAGGCGTACAAGACCGCCGCCGAGGGCGCCGACAAGACCGGCGAAATCATCCAGGAGTCGTTCCGGCGGATCACCGCGAGCAACAAAGACATGCAGCAGACGGTGGTCACGCTGACCGGTCTGGGTGCCAGCCTGACCGACATCGCCGGCGCCGCCGCTGGTTCGGCCACCGAGCTGGACAAGGTTCTCGACCTGATCGACCGGCGGATCGAGCAACTCAAGCAGGAGAAGAAAGAGAACTTCTTCGATCTGTTCGACAACGAGGAGCGCGACGACGAGATGGAGCGGCTGTGGGCGCTCCAGGACCGGCTGAGGGAGGCCGCCGACCAGGCTCACCTGACCAGTGACGCCATGAAGATCCTCAACCAGTCGCAGAACGAGGTGGGGATCTCCGCGCAGATGGCCACGCCGGCGGAGCTGGCCCTGGCCGAAGCGCACCGCGTGCTGGCCGACGAGTCGTCCACTGCGGAACAGAAGATGGAGTCGCTCAAGAAGGCCGAGGACGCGATCCGTGAGGGCGCCGTCAATGCGATCGAGGCCGAGGAGCAGTGGAGCCAGTCCCTGATCAACCTTCGGACGCAGATCAACGGGGCGAAGGAGGCGCACGACAAGCAGGCCACCAGCCTCGATCTGAACACCGCGACCGGCCTGCGCAACCGGGACATGCTGGAGAACCTGATCCAGTCGGCGAACCGGATGTACGACGCGGACGTGGCGCTCAACGGCATCACGCAGGCCGCGATCGACAAGGGCAACGGCCACATCGAGCAGATCCGCAAGGTGGCTCGGGAGCTCGGTCTCAACAAGAAAGAGACCGACAAACTGATCGCCTCCTATAGGACCATCCCCGAGAATGTCAACACCGCGGTCCGGATGGACGACAAGTCCTTCCAGGCGGTCTACAAGAACCTTCAGCGGTTGCAGTGGATGCAGACCGCGTTGCGGCTCGACCTGTCGCCGGCCGAGGCCGAAGCGATGTGGAACCGGCGGGACTACCCGAAGGGCTCCACCGGCTACGCCGAGGGCGGCGAGGTCCACGGTCCCGGCACCCCCACGTCGGATTCGATCGTGGCCCGACTCTCGCGCGGCGAGTTCGTGGAGCCGTACGACGCCGTCAACTACTACGGCACGGACTTCTTCGAGGCGCTGCGGCACCGCAACATCCCGAGGGAGTTGCTGCCCGGCTTCGCGACCGGCGGCTTCGTCCAGGTGCCGAACATCAAGGTGCCGATGACACCTTCGTTGAAGAAGGTGCTGATCCCGTCCCTGGAGGACATCCGGGCGTGGACGTTCGGTGAGGCCGAGGGCGGACCGCTCGGCGACATCAAGGGCGGGCGCGGCTACCGGTGGCAGATGTCGGTGCTGCGCAAGGTGTTCCCTGGCCTCGACCTGTACTCGGGGTACCGGCCCGGTTCGCGCACCGACAACGGCAGCCTGTCCTGGCACGCCCGCAACGGCGGCCGGGCCGTGGACATCCCTCCACGGATGGATGTCTTCAACTGGATCCGCAGCCACTACGGCGGATCCACGAAAGAGCTGATCTGGGGTGGGGCGCCTAACGCCAACATCCACAACGGAAAGCGACACCGGTACAGCGATTCGCTGCTGCGCCGGCACGGACCGTACAAGGGAAAACCTGGACCGTCGCCGCACATCCACTGGGCCTACGACGAAGGCGGCATGCTGCCGCCCGGCTGGTCGACCGTGTTCAACGGCACCGGCCGGCCGGAGCCGGTGCTGACCCAGCCGCAGTGGGAGGCCGTCATCAACGGCGGCTTCGACTCGGGCCGGCCCGGCAACGTCTACAACATCGAGTTCGCCGAGAACAAGCTGACGCTCGCGGACCTGCAAGCCCACGAGCGTCGGCAGGAGGCCCTGCAACGGGTCGGCCGGCAACGGTAACCACCACTCGACTGTCGGCCCCTCACCGGTGCGGTGAGGGGCCGACGCCTTTCCCCACCCAGAAAGGCGGGCCGCCGTGCCGCTGCTGTACACACCAACGATCACCCTGCCGGACTCGCCGCCGCCGATCGCGTTTGAAGACGTCGGCACCATGCAGGCCACCTGGACCGACCCGGACGGGCAGGTGTGGCAGCTCACCGACATCAGCCCCGAACTGGGCTGGTTCACCCGCTCAGGCCCGGGCGGGTGGGGCGCCAACCCGATCGAACTGGTCACCGACCCGCTCGCCGCCGGCGGTGAGCAGGTCCGCTACATCCGGGTGCAGCCGCGCACCATCACCTGGCCGCTGCACATCTGGGGCGAGACACACCAGCAGTTCATCGAACGCTACCGGCAGGTGCTGCGCGCCTTCACCAGCACCACCCACAAGCAGGCTCCGGGGATCTTGACAATCGCCAGGCCTGACTCGACAAAGCGGATGATCTACGCGTACTACAAGGAAGGGTTCGATGGTGAGGTCGGGGAGAACTGGCTGAGCGCCAACCCCGTGCTCAACCTGTGGTGCCCCGACGGGTACTGGACGGACACGCAGGACACCACGATCAGCCGCAGCCAGCCGGTCGCCTCCAACTTCTTCAGCCCGTTCATCACCGTCGGATCCAGCCAGGTGCTGGGCGACACCACCATCACCAACCCCGGCGAGATCGTGGCGTGGCCGCGCTGGGTGGTGACCGGCCCGATGACGAAACTCACCGCGGTCAACATCACCCTGGGGCAGCGGTTTGCGCTGACCTACTCGCTCGGCGAAGGCCAGCAGGTGCAGATCACCACGCAGCGGCCGATGGTCAGGGGACCAGGTGACATCAACCTGACCGGGAATCTGGACTGGCCGGCCGCGGTGCTGTGGCCGTTGTTGCCGGGCGCCAACCAGGTGAACTTCTCGATCGACGGAGCCGGCACCAACTCGCGCATCGACATGGGCTTCCGCGCCCGCTACGAGGGGGCGTGATCCATGTACATCGGCGCCACCATGAGCGAGACCGACCTGCCCACCTACAAGGTGATGTTGGCCGGCAACAACATGATGAGGATCTTCCCGCGGGACCAGTTGGTGGCCCCGGGAAAGACCTTGAAGGTGCTGCCCAACTGGACCGATGCGCGGTTCCTGTACTGCCAGGAGGTCAACGCGATCCCGTTCGTGTCGACCAAGGTGGACGGCGACACGGACGGCCTGAACTACGTCAAGAGCCAGCTCCAGAACATGCCGGCGTGGGTGACCATGCTGTGGATCACCGACCGGCACGAGCCGGAAGGCGACGTTGCCGGCAACGTCTACCAGGCCAACTTCAACGCCTTCCTGGCCATGATCAACACGCTGCCGGCCGGTATCCGGTCACGGATCAAATGCGGTCCGGTGCTTACCAAGACGTGGACGGAGAAGGCCTCCGGCGGCAACTGGAACTACGGCACCTACGACCCCGGGACCGGTGACTTCTTCGGCGTCGACATGTACGTGGAAAGCGGCACGTCGTCGACCGTGGTGACCACCTCGACCTTGCCGGCGCCGAGCTCGTTCGTCGCCACGTTCAAGGCATACAAGAAGACCGCCGGCGACACCCGCCCCCGGATCTGGCCCGAGCTCGGCGTCATCGGCATGCCCGACGACCTCGACGGCACCGCCCGCGCCAACTGGATCACCGGCCTGTACAACGAGGTCCGCACCTGGGGAACCGCCACCACCGGATGGACGTTCGCCGGCTTCCTGTGGTGGCACGCCACCGGCGCCGCCACCGGCGTGGTCTACCAGATCGGTCAGCGCCGCGACTTCCCCCTGCACCTGCGCACCGTGGCCGGCACCGCCGCCGCCAACTACGCCGACTCGTACGCCGTCCAGCTCGTCGGCGACCCACCCAAGCCCGTGGCCGCCTACAACGCGGTGTTCACCGCGGAAAACCCGACCACAGTCGACGGCAGTGCGCTGCCCTCGGACGCGCCACCGAAGGCGGACGCGCTCGCCGCCGACTACACCGTCCTGGTCACCGACCGGAACTTGAACGTCATCGGTGACCCGCTGTCCATCTGGATGACCCTGGACCTGACGCTGCGGTTCAACGAGCCCAGCAGCGGACAGATCACCATCCCGGGATACCCGTGGGTGCGTGACCAGCTCCTGCCCGGAAACCGGGTGGTGTGTGTGCGCCGCGCCGCCGGCACCGCGACCGTGATTCTGGCCGGCCCGATCGAGAGCGTGCAGTACGAGCGCGCCGACGACGGCGAGAACGGCGGCGCCGGCAAGGTCACCGTCACCTGGTCGGACGACCTCGTGTGGCTGGCCGGCCGGGTCGCCTACCCCAACCCGGCGCAGACCCCGGAGACCCAGACCGTCGATTACTGGACCTGGTCGGGCAGCACCGAGTCGGGCCTGTACGCGCTGGTCAACGGCAACTGCGGACCCGGTGCGCTGGCCGCGCGGCGGGTGCCGCGGATGGTGATGGCCCCCATCCGCACGCTGCCCGGCACGGTCGTGGTGAGCAGCACGATCGGCCAGGCCCGGTTCACGCCGGTGTCCGAGGTAGCCCGGGACATGGCGTCCCGCGGCGGCGGCCTCGGGATCCGCACCTACCAGGCGATGCAGACCAAGGAAATCGTGTTCGAGGTGTACGCGCCCCGCGACCTCACCAACCAGGTCCGGTTCGGGTTCGGTCTCGGCAACCTGAAATACATCTCGTACGAGCAGACCATGCCCGAAGCCACCGCGGTCGTCGTCGGAGGCCAGTTCAACGTCGAAGACGTGGCCGCCGGCGCCGACAAGTTCGTCATGGAAGTCAAGGACGCGATCGATGAGGCCGCGTGGGGCAGGGTCGAAACCTACCTGGCCCGGCCGGGCAACGACGCACAGGCCGACCTGACCGCCGAGGCCAACCAGGAGCTCGACGACAAAGGCGAATCCAGCCGGCTGTCGTCGACCGCGGCGGACTCCCCCGACCAGCGGTACGGCGTGCACTACGGCCTGGGCGACATCGTCTCCATCGAATTCTGGACCGGGCAAGCGTTCGCCGACGTGGTCCGGCTCGTGCACATCCAGGCGTGGCCCACGGCCGGCGAAGTGGTCTCCACCACGATCGGCACGCAGGCCACGACCTTCGACCGGGCGACCAACCAGACGCTGCGCCGCATCGACCGGCGAGTGGGCCGGCTGGAACGCAACGTCGCGATCAAGCAGCCGTAAGCGGCGCCTCTTCTCACCCAGACGTAGCACCCCGGCCCCCTGTCCGGCCGGCCACACCGAGTCAGGGGGATTCCTGTGGCAGAACTGTCCTTTCCGTCCATCGGCGGCGGGTCGGTGCTCGACGCCAACTACGAAAAGCTGATCGGCACCAGCGTGCCGTCCGGGCTGATCGGCACCGCCGACACCGCCGACCTGGTCTACGGCGACAGCTCCGGCCGACAGATCAAGGTCCGGTCCAACCGGGCGGCCATGATCCGCGGCTACCGGTGGGAAACCGACGGCGCCGGCATCACCCGGGCGATCGCCGCCAACACCTCGGGCCAGCCGCGCATCGACCTGGCGGTGCTCAGGTTGAACCGGGCCGACTGGACGGTCACCTTCCAAGTCGTTCAGGGCACGCCGGCCGCAACCCCGGTGGCCCCGTCGCCGACCATGTCGGAGGGCCCGTCCGGGGTGTGGGAACTGCCGGTCGCGCAGGTCGCCGTCGCCAACCAGGCCAGCACGATCACCGCGGCCAACGTGACCACCCGCGGCGTCTACATCAACTCCTACTCCCTGGACGGTGTCCGGTCGGCGCCGCCGCCAGCCGGCATCGGCGGCCGGATGTTCTACGCCGGCGACGTGGCCCGGGTCTACCACAGTTTCGCCGGCAGTTGGCAGATCACCGGCGAGCGCGGCGCGGTCGTCAACGGGTCGGCGTCGTCGGGCTGGAATGCACTGCTGCTGCGCTACCAGCGGATCAACGGGTTCGTACACATGGTCGCGCAGATGCAGCGCACCGGCGGCAACCTGGCCGCCGACACCGAATCCACGATGTTCGTCATCCCGGCCGCCTACCGGCCCCCCAACATCGGTGACTTCGCCCTGGTCGGCTACGCCGGCGGCACCGCGGTCCGGCTCTACGTCGATGTGTCCGGCGGCCTGGTGATCCTCCAGGACTACACCATCCAGATCACCATCAACACGCCGATCTCCATCCACCCGGCCATGTGGGTCGCCCAGAACACCTAGGGAGGGCCGGATCGTGGCACGCATGATGTTCGGCGGTGGCATCGCCGACTGGACCCTTTCCATCGACGGCAGCAACGACGTGTTCGCGGCGGGCGGCGTGTCGGTGACGTTCTGGGACTCCCGCACCGGCGGATCGCAGTACACCAACCTGCAAGACCTGGCCGGCTCAACCATCACCAGCGTAACGACCAGCACGGGCAGCGACGGGCAGGCGATCGGGCAGATCCCCCAGTTCTGGGGTCCCGACGGGGTGTTCGAGATGTGGGCGCAAGCCGCATCCGGGCCTCGCGCCGTGGTCACCGCGACCAGCCTCGGCTCCTACCTGGGGCCGGTGAAATCCCAACTCGACGCGCACGTGTCGCCCGGCTCGCCCAACCCGCACCTGACGACCCTGGCCAGCTTGGGCGACGTTACCGGCGCCGGATCGTCCACGGCCGGGCAGATCCTGCAAGCCGACGGCGCCGGCGGGTGGGCGCCCGCCACCGTCGCCGGTGTCGGCGGCACCGTGCAGGTCACCGGCGACCAGAACGTGGCAGGCACCAAGACGTTCACCGAGCCGGCCACGCCGACCGCGGCGCGGATCGTGGTGCGCTCCGCCGAGGGGCAGAGTGCCGACGTGCTGCAAGCGTGGTCGTCGGCGGCGGCCGGGCAGGGCGGCGTCGCGGTGAAGACCACCGCGCTGAACGAGAAAGGAGAGCTGCGGGTCGTCGCAGCCAAGGCGGACAGCGTGCCGGTGCGCGTCACCGGCCAGACCGGGCAGTCGGCCAACCTGCTCGAACAGGTGTCGTCGACCGGCACCGTGCTGGCCCGCATGGAATCCAACGGCAGTTGGCGGGCCCCCAACCTGGGCCGCAGCCTGATCTTCACGAAGACCGGCAACCTGACCGTCGGGGCGCTGACCTCGCCGGTGTGGACCAACGACACCGGCACTCCCCTGTCGGTCCGTTCCGTACGGGCGCGGGTCAACACGGCACCCACCGGCGCCAGTGTGATCGTTGACGTCAACCTGTCCGGCACCACGATCTTCACGACGCAGGGCAACCGGCCCACCATCGCCGCATCCGCCACCAACTCCGGCAAGGCCACCGGTTTCGCCGTCAACGCCATCCCGGACGGCGGCACGATCTCCGTGGACATCGACCAGATCGGTTCGAGCGTCGCCGGCGCCGACCTGACCGTGCAGGTCGAGGTGTGGTGAGCTGGCTGCTGCTGGCGTGGGTGAAAGCGGCAACCGAGAGTCCTGACCCCTTCGACCTGGGCATGCTCATCCAATACGGCGTCCTCGGCATCGCCGCGGGCGCGCTGAGCGTGTTCGCGCGGGTGGCCTACCGCCGGGAAACCGAGCGCGCCGACCGGCTCGAAGCCGAGGTCATCCGACTGAACAGCTTGATCATCGAGCGGGCGATCCCTGCATTGACCAGTGCGGCGCAGGCCGCCGAGGACGCCACGTCGCTGCTGCGCGACATGCAGCGCGAACGTGAAATCAGCATGATTCGCGACTCTGCCCGCCGACAACCTCGGCCCGGGGAGGACCGGCTGTGACCAAGCTAGAGCGTGTCAACCCGTTCGCGGACCAAGGTGTCTCCGAGCAGCTCGACTCGTGGGCGTCGGCCCTGGAGATGGCCGTTGCCACGCTCAACCAGACGCTGGCCGAGGTTCGGCTGTACCAGGAGAGAGGGGTTGCCGATGACCGACCCGCAGAAGACGACGCCACCGGTGATGAGGGCCGGCCCGACGGCAGCGCATGAGGCCATCACTGCCCTGCTCACACCGTTCCAGCAGGAAGCCGAGGCGACCCGCCGGGCCATCGAGGATCGCAGCCGCGCGCAGCGACGCATCAACGCCTGGCTGATGGGGTTCGTCGCGATCACCTGCGTGCTGGTCGCGTTGGTCGTCGTGATCCTGCTCCAGAACCGGCAGAGCAGCGCCAAGTCGCGGCAGTTGATCGGCGAAACCGCCCACCTGTCCGAGCAGATCGCCGACTGCACCACCATCGGCGGCGCCTGCTACCAGCGCAGCCAGCAGCGGCTCTCCGGCGCCTACGACCATCTGACCCTGGTCGGCATCCATACCCAGCTCTGCCTGCGCGACGACCCGGACGCCACCGCCGACCAGGTCAAGAAGTGCGTCGACCGGCAACTGGCAGCCGCGCGCACCGCACCCAAGTAGCCCACCGCGTTCCCTTTCCCCGCGGCCCGGACAGCACCCGTTCGGGCCGCTTTCCGTGTCCCACCTGCATCGGAGGAAACCATGGACCCCGTCAGCGACCTGGCCATGTGGAACCTGATCGTCGGGTTCGTGTCCGCCACGTTCGTCCTGCCCGTCATCCAGCAGCCGCGCTGGACAGACGCCCGCCGGGCCACCGTCACGTTCCTGTACTCGATCGTCGTCGGTCTCGGTATCGCCTACTTCACCGGCGCCTTCGACAAGGTCAACGACGTGCGCGCCGGCGTGACCAGCGTGCTGCTCACCCTGGTCGCCGCGATCGCGTCCTACCGCGGGTTCGCGAAACCGACCGGTGTCGCGCCGGCCATCGAGGCGGCGACCTCCCCGGCCGGCGAGGAGGGATAGATGGCGCGGCCGGCGCCGTGCCTGGTGGTGCTGCGTGACGAGGCGAACCGGGAACACCCCGGCCGGGACACCCGGTCGGACGGGTGGCTCGGCGACCCGCGGCACGCCGCGTCCGGCCGGCCCGAGAACGGTGGGTCGAAGCACAACCCGAACCGGCGCGGGATGGTCGACGCCCGTGACTTCGACTCCAGCCAGCTCGACGTAGCCCGGTTCGTGGCGTGCGCGATGCGGCACCCGTCGGTGCGGAACATCATCTACAACGGGAAGATCCGTTCCAAGGGCTACTCGGGTGGGCTGTCCCGGGCGTACGCCTACCACGGCGCCAACCAGCACACCCAGCACGTGCACGTGGACATCGAGATGACCGCGCAGGCCGAGAACGACCAGCGCGCATGGGGCTACTACCGCGGCGGGAAGAAGCCGGTCGTCGCGGTGCCCGCGGTCGGCAAGCCGGGCCGGGCCACGGTCCCACCGGGCGGCATGACGCGGATGCCGACGCTGCGCCGCACCGCGACGGTGCTGGCCGCTACCCGCACTCTTCAGCGTGCCCTGACCCGGCTCGGGTACGGGCCGGGCCCGGTCGACGGGAAGTTCGGGCCGGCCACGTGGCGGGCGGTCCGGGCGTTCCAGAAACGCGCAGGGCTGAGTGTGGACGGCACGGTCGGCCCGAAGACGTGGTGCGCGATCGCGCAGGCCCTGGTTCGCCGTGCTGTCGGCGCGCCGGCCAAGGCGGACGGGGTGTTCGGGCCGGCGACCGCGGCGGCGGTGGTGAAATTCCAGAGGGGCCGAAAGCTGACTGCGGACGGGGTGGTCGGCCCGGCCACCTGGACGGCGCTGCTCACCTAGACCGTTTCGGTCCGCGGGCGGGGCGCGCCGTCCATGGTGAGGCCGAGCGCCGGCACTCCGAGGATCTCATCGGCGCGGTACATCTGCGGCAGGGGCGGCCCGCCGGGAACCATGTAAACGTCCAGCCAGTACCGGCGCGTCGGGTCGGTGAACACGCCCGCCTCGTCGTCGGCGGCCGGTTGCAGCACGACAGCCCACGCGATGACGCACGGCTGGCCGTTGGCCAGCGCGTTGCCCTGGCCGGCCGGCACCATGACGCTGGTGCCCGGCTGCAACTCGCGGGGGGTAATCCCCAGTCCCTGGAACCGTTTGCCCATGCAGGTCACGATAAACGGCCCCGGCTGTTCCCCGACGGTGGGGAGCGGCCGGGGCCGTTGTGTCGTTACTGCTCGTCGTCGTCGTCGGCCGGATCGGGGTCGGCGGCGGGTGCCGGGTCGTCCTCCGCCTCGGCGGCGACGTTGTCGATGAGAACTTCCTCGCCGTCGGCGGCCGGCGCGTCGTCGCCGCCCGGTCGGGGCTGCGGGTCGTCGTCGGCGGCCCGGTCCTGCTCTGTCGGTTCCCTGCCCTCGTAGCTGAGCATCGTCATCCCCCCGTGATCGTGTTGCGTGCCAGGGAGATTACCAACATCAGCTATTCGTAACCCTGCCCGCCGCAGGGAACACAGTCCACCTGGCCGGATCCGAAGCAGGCGGGACAGTCGGCGTACGGGTCGTTCGGGTTGTCGCCGCTGCCCTGGCAGGCCCGACAGGCGTGGTTCCCGTACCCTCGGCACTCCGAACACGGCACACCGTCCAGGTCGTCATCGACCTCGTCGAGGTCGTCGTCGGGCGGGTACCCGGCATCCTCGTCCGGGCCGTAGTAGTAATAGGGCTCGTCGGGCGGATCGCTGGCACCGAACAGCCACCGGAACACGCCCACGTCATCCACCTGCCCCGGCTTCGTCGTGCGGCTCAAGCCCCAGTTCGCTACGCAGGTACAGCGGGTGCCGCGGGTGGCCGTCCTTGGTGGGTGGGCCGATCCGCATCGGTCGGGTGCCGGCGTCGCGCAGGACGGCGAGCACGGCACGGTCGCGGCCGGCGGCGGCCAGGGTCGGGTCGCTGCCCCACCCGACCACCACGTGCATCACGTCCAGGGCCCGCACGTGCGCGGCGATGGCCCTGTCGTTGAGCGGGCCCACCGGGTCGGGGTGCCGGCGCAGGCTGGCCGGGTCGGTGGACCGCAGCGCGAACGCGTTGAGCACGAGCAGCCCGCCGGCGCCGAGGTTCTGGGCGCGCCGGTAGCAGCGGGTCACGGTGGGGTCCATCCTGAAGGCGTCCGCCGTAGACGGGTTCAGCATCACGAACACCAGCCAGGGCCCGTCGTCCCATTGGCGGGTCAGGGCGTACCGGTACATCCGGTCGTCGGAGAACAGGGCGGTGGCCTTGTGCGAGAGGTCTTCGGTGGTGTCGAGCACTGTGCCCGCGCGCAGCAGTTCGTGGGTGGTCATTTGTCAGCGCCGGTGTCGTCTTCGGCCAGGGATTCGATTTCCTCGTACAGGCGGCGCCGGCCGTTCCGCCAGCCCGTGCGGTACGCGGTGGTGTTGTCGTGGCTGAGCAGGAAGACCGGGCCGCGGTCGAGGACGTCGGACCACACCGGATGCATGGGGATCAGGTGTGCCGGCATACGCGGCGCGGGCTTCAGGCTCATCACCGTCTCGGCGTACGTCCGAGGGTCCTCCCAGGTTCTGGGCCGGCCGAATTCGTTGCCCAGGCAGTACCAGTTGCCGATGTTGGCGCCGGACGCCACCCACACCTCCTGCCGGCGGTAGTCGCCGGGCCAGACGATGACCGGGGTGCCGTTGCTCTGCGGCTCGTCGGCGCCGCCGAGCTGGCTGACGACCTCTCCATGGCCTTCGGTTTGGTGGTCTGGGCAGTCGCGGGTCCGATTTTTCGACCAGGTGCACCAGGTGTCTCCGGGCATGTTCTCTCCTCCCCATACGGTGCTTCCGACGGTATCCGATGCACATGAACGACACAACACGGGCCGACGCCGGCGGGTCGTATCGCGATGATCCGCGCGGTGCCCGGTTTGTGGGGTTACGATCCTCTGATCGGGTCGCCCCACGCTGGGCCGTCTCACCCGGGCGACCCGACCACAGCTCAGCATCAACGCATCCTGTACCGCCCCGGCCTGGAAGCGGGGCAACGCCG